AACAGCGGCGATTGGAACAGCGGCGATTGGAACAAGTGCAGCTTTTCCAACGGGTGTTTTAACACCGTAAGCCCGAAAATCTATCTGTTCAATAAGCCTTCTGAATGGACTTATGAAGATTGGCTGAATAGTAAAGCCCGCTATTTGCTGAATCAGATTCCGGGGGATGTACTTGAATACATTTACCTTTCGGATATGACGGACGAAGAAAAAGCAGCACACCCGGAAGCGGAAACCACAGGCGGCTATCTGAAAATTTTGGATAATTCCGAATGTGCGGTTATTTGGTGGTGTGGTTTGTCTGACCGTCAAAAGGCAGTTATCACAGCAATTCCGAACTTTGACAAGGAAATCTTCAAGCAGATCACCGGGATTGATGTTGATACAGATTAAGGGGGTGCTGATATGCAGCTATTCCCCCACCAAAGCAAGGCACTTGACGAAACCAAAGATTTCAACCGGGTTGCCTATTACCTTGATATGGGATTAGGGAAAACCTTTGTAGGTTCGGAAAAAGCAAATTCCTTTCCTGAAAGAATCGTGTTGGTTTGTCAAAAAACAAAAATTGACGATTGGATCAAGCACTTCCGGGAGTATTACCCCCTAACGGTGTTTGACCTGACCGACAAGCGGCAGCTTGAAGAATTCACGGGAACAATCGGTAAATGTGTAGGGGTTATAAACTATGATTTGGTGTTCAGGCGTTCATATTTCGCCCATATATCCGGGTTTACCCTGATGCTTGATGAAAGTTCCATTATCCAAAACGAAACCGCTAAACGGTCAAAATTTATCCTGAAAATGCAGCCTGAAAATGTGATTTTGCTATCCGGTACACCAACAGCCGGGAAGTATGAAAAATTGTGGTCGCAGCTTCGGTTGCTTGGATGGAATATCAGCAAAGACCTTTTTTACAAGCAGTATGTTGAAACGGAATGGATTGAAGATCACAACAGCGGGTTCAGAATTCCCCATGTGGTAGGTTACAAAAATGTTGACCGCCTGAAAAAGAAACTTGCTGAACACGGTGCAATCTTTATGAAGTCGGAAGAAGTCTTTGACCTTCCCGAACAGATGATGATTCCAATTCATTCTAAACCAACGAAAGAATACCGGAAGTTCATGCGGGATGAAGTTATTACCATTGAACTGCGTGAATTCATAGGTGATACGATCCTTTCAAAACGGATTTATTCCCGTATGATGTGCAGCTACTTAAACCGGGAACGGGTTGCAGCCTTTAAGGATTTGGTGCAATCAACGGAAGATCGGTTGATTGTGTTCTATAACTTCAATGAAGAATTGAACACGCTTCAAAATATCGTGTTTGAAATGGAACGCCCGTTTTCAATCGTGAATGGTAGCATTAAAGATTTAACCGCCTATGAGGAACACGGGGATTCAGTAACCTTTGTTCAGTATCAGGCGGGGGCTATGGGGCTGAATTTGCAGAAGGCAAACAAAATCATTTACTTTTCACTGACAGATAGAAGTGAACTGTTTGAACAAAGCAAGAAGCGAATTCACAGGATCGGACAGGAAAAACCTTGTTTCTATTACCTGATGATTTGCCCCGGAACGGTTGAAGAAGATATTCTTCACACTTTGGAATTACGAAAGGATTATACAGATGAACTATTCAAGAAATATCAAGAAGGCTTCGATTGGTAAGCGTGTTCTGATTTCGTGGGTAGTGGTGGCAATTATCTTTTCCCTTGTGGGGTTCGGTATTGGGGCAATTTGTTCAGGAAATGACAGCCCCGAACAATCCGAACCTGAAACCCAAAAGGAAGTTCTGATTTTCGGACAGCCTGACGGAAGAATTTTTGAAGGTGAAATGCCCGGTGAATGGGTGAACGGGGAACAGAAATTTGTACCGCTGAATGTGCCTATGGATGAAGATTTGCAGGAATTCATTTTCTACTTATCACAAGCCTATGAAATGGATTTTACCTTTGTGATGGCGTTGATCCAGCAGGAAAGCGGGTACACGCCGGATGTTATCAGCAAAACCAATGATTACGGGTTGATGCAGATCAATGAAATCAATCACCCGTATCTGCAAGAACAGCTTGGAATTACCGATTTTACCGAACCATACGGCAATGTTCGGGCGGGAATGTTCATATTGCGGAAGCTGTTTGAAAAGTATGAAACCCCTGATAAGGTGCTGATGGCGTACAACATGGGCGAAACCGGGGCTTCCCGGTTATGGAAACAAGGCATTTTTGAAAGTAACTATTCAAAATCAGTTTTACAAATTCAGCGGGAATTGAACGCTGAATTGGAAAGGAGTTCAAACAATGATTAAGTGCAAACAGGCAATGGAAAGTTCCGCTTGCGGCAAGGTGTGTTGCTGTTTGGAATGTGAGGAAAAGGAAAGCTGCAAGGATGTATGCACCGAACTTTCCCCGGATTGTGAAGATGCCTTCACAGAGGAAACCGCCCTTGCAACCATGCAGACGGAAGCGGCGGGAATTATCAAAAGCATTGCAGCCCTGACCTTGCAGAAAAAGCAGATTGAGGAGCAGGAAAAGGAAATGCGGGTTCAGCTTGTGGCGGCTATGGAAAAGTACGGGGTGAAATCCTTTGAAAATGAAGATGTGAAGTTCACCTATATTGCAGCCACAACCCGAACCACGATTGACAGCACAAAATTGAAGAAAGATTTGCCGGATGTTGCTGCAAAGTATTCCAAAATAAGTAATGTTTCCGCTTCCGTCAAAATCACGGTGAAGTGATGACAGAAGAAAAGCTATTTGAAGGACAGATCAAGAAATACTTTCATTCGGTCGGTATATATCCGGCGGGCTTCCCTTCTGACAGAATGAAGGTTGAAATGGTCGGTTGGTACACCAAAATTTGGGGCGGTGGCTTTCAGAAATCCGGTATTCCTGACCTGATATGTTGTGTGAATGGGGTGATGCTTGCGGTTGAAGTAAAGGCTTCCAACGGCAGACCTTCCGAATTGCAAAAGCTGAATATCAGCCGGATAAACACAAGCGGCGGGATCGGGGTTTTCCTCTACCCGGAAGGGTTTGACGAATTCAAAAATTTAGTGAAAGGGGTGATAAATTGCGGTATTCACATTCCGGCGTTGATTGCTTTGAAAAATGCAAACGCAAGTTCAAAATGCGTTATCTTCAAGGATTAACAACGATTCCGGCAACTGAACCTGATAACCCTTTGATTTTGGGGCAGACGGTTCACACCGGGATTGAAAAAAGCCTTGAAGAAGCAATCAGGGAATATTGTTTCAGTTTCCCGATTATCACGGATGAACACATAAACGAGATAATCAAGTTTGAAACAGTGATCCCACTTGCAAGGGCGGCAATCCCGCCCGGTGGAAAGTTTGAAGTTGAAATCAAGGATGATGATTTCCACGGGTTCATTGATTACCTTGTACCAATGGGCTATATGTCAAAAGAAGCACTTCATAACCCATACGGTGAAGATGTGGATGTGTTTGACCTTTACGATTTCAAGTATTCAAACAATGTTTCAGGCTATAAGAAATCGGGGCAGCTTCATGAATACAAATACTTTTTCGAGAGGAACAACCCCGGAAAAAAGATTCGGAATATGTATTTGGTGTTCATTCCCAAAGTTACAATCCGGCAGAAGAAAACGGAAACCCTAATGGAATTCAGGCAACGCCTGATAGAAGAACTTTCCGGGGTGGAAGTTAAAACGGTTCAAATTGGGTTCAATCCTGAAAAGGTGATTGAATTCCTGTTTGGAATAAAAGCGGTGAATGAGGAAACAGAGTTCCCGCAAGAAAAAAGTTACCTTTGTAGGTATTGCGAATTTCAAGAATATTGTGAGAAAGGAAATGATTACATGATTAAATTACCCGAAAACAAAAGAAGGAACATTGAAGCAGTTGAAAAGCGTGTGCTTTGGATTTATGGTGTGCCGTTTTGCGGCAAAACCACCTTTGCAAACAACTTTCCTGATCCGCTGATGCTGAATACGGATGGCAATATCAAATTCGTTGATGCCCCGTATATCCGCATTAAGGATGAAGTGAAGGTTGAAGGCAGACAGACGAAAAGAACCCTTGCTTGGGATGTGTTCAAGGACACGATTTCCGAACTGGAAAAGAAGGAAAACACTTTCAGAACGATTGTGGTTGACCTTTTGGAAGATTTGTATGAACATTGCCGCCTTTATATGTACCAGCAGATGGGTATTACCCATGAATCGGATGATTCCTTCCGTGCGTGGGATAAGGTGCGTGGCGAATTCCTGAACACGCTGAAACGCCTGATGAACCTTGACTATGAAAATATTATCCTGATTTCCCATGAGGACACCAGCAAGGATATTACCCGCAAGGGCGGCGATAAAATCACGGCGATCAAGCCGAACTTGCAGGAAAAGGTTGCAAACAAGGTTGCCGGAATGGTGGATGTGGTTGCCCGCATTGTGGCAGACGGTGAAACCCGTACTTTCAGCTTCAAAAGCAATGAAGTAATTTTCGGCGGCGGGCGTTTGAGAGTGAACGCAAAGGATATTCCCCTTGATGTGAAAGCCCTGTTCGCTGTTTATGATGAAGCAAATAAAAACGCCGCTTCCGGTGTGGTAGAATCCACAACCCCGGCAAAGACGGGAAGAACCGGAAGAAAGAAAGCGGAAACCC